GTTATTGGAACTATGATAAGTCCGAGTTTGCACCATCTTCTGCTCTTCTTGATGACGATGATGAACTGGAAACAATCTACAAATCACTCAATAACTTGAATGATTTTGTTGCTCCAAGTGAATTCAAGTCTTATGAAGATTTGAAAAAACGTCTTGATTACACTCTTGGTCTCAAAGGAACTCCCAAGTTCCAAGACCCCGAGACGATTGATGAAGAGGAAGAAGTTGAAGTTTCACGTCCTGTGAAAGAAACTGTTTCAGTTCGTTCTTCTGCTTCTAGTGATGATGACGAGGATGAAGATGATGCGATGTCTTACTTTCAAAAACTCGCAGAGTCCTGATTTCAAAATCGACTTTTAAATCCATTTTACCCCCGAAAAAATCGGGGGTATTTTTTTGTCTGTAGGGTTCACACCCCAGTTATTTTTGGATTATAACCACGTTTAGTTTTTTGGTCGATATATTGCGAAGATTCTGCATAGGTCATAATATTCTTCATATCACTTATAAAGACGGATAAGTATTGTGGTTTTAAAATTAAGATTTTTCTTTTCTTTTCATTTTCTAAAACTTCATATTCATAATTACTGACTTCTTTAATTGATGTAGATGTGGATTGAGATTTATTTGTATTGGTGATAGAAGTTGCTTGAATGTCCGTTGATATTTTTATTTTTACACCATCTATGGGAGGTAGAAAAGACATAAGATTTTTTATTTTATTTAGTTTTGTGGTTTGTATTTAAATACTGGGACAATCGCACCATCTACTTCTTCTCCTACAATTTCATATAATAATGGATTGAGGACTATATCATTTTCAAATGCAATATCTAGAACTTGAACTGTGGTATTTCCGGTTCTTCCTTTTACTATTGTGCTTCCGCCCCAACTGTTCGGCCAAGTATCTAAAATATTTGCGATACTAATATCAATTTTATTTTCTCTTCCATCAATTTTCAATGTAGACGAGTCATAATTAATATCTTTTATGATTGCTTGTGTAGATTCTGTTTCTCCATTATAAACAGGAAGATATTGATTTAAATTGATTGTAATAGCATAATTTGTATTTTCATTTGGAAATTCAGTTAAATTATAACTATTAAATTGTCCTGGACCAGTTGAAACTGATAATGTTTTTCCTGGGTCAACTTGATAACCACCAGGAACTACAACACGTCCATATTCGTCTTTAAATTCTACAGTTTCCCAGTGATGTGTTTTTCCAAGTTCTTCCTCACTTCCATACTTATCAATAAGATACTTATAAAAACTATTATTATCTAAAGGCCAATCTTGATTGATATTTGTGATATTATTAGTTGTTAAAATCACCCAATCCAGGTCTGCATTATCATAAACTTTTGCAGCAACTTGGTCTGGTCGTTCATTATCAATAATTTGGTAATATTCAAAGGCAGTTATAGCATTTGCAATATCACTACGTAGTTTTGCTCTTTTGAATATATTTTTTGCTACAGCATAATCAGTGTTGAATGACTGATTAGGAAAATTTGCAATATATTCGAAATTTGGAAGTTCTCTAAAGTATCCCATTTTAGTATCCTACATCGTCTGGGTAAACTTTTGAATAATCTTGAGAATAATTACCTTTATCATCTTTAAATGCACTAGAAATTTTTGTTTGATAATCACTTTCGTATACAGGTTCAATTTCTTGGAAGTTTAAGGACATCTGCACTGATACTGGTTGTCCTTCAGCATAAGCAGCCCATTGACCGTCAGGTGCATAAACTACACTCATATTAACAAGAGCACATATCTTAAATTTATTTAATCCAGATATTTCTTTATTTCCTGCTGTTTTATATGAAAGTTTAAAAACATTTGGAGTTCCAAGAAAAAGAGAACGAGCACCAGCACCAGATTGAGAGTTTACTTTTCTTGGAGAACTACCTTGCTTAAAGAAACGAATAATTCTTTTTACATTTTTTGCTTCTAGTTCACTTCTTGGGCTCATACGCCAAGTGAACCCAAATTGACGAAGTGTTGGACCTTGGAATAATAGTTCCAAGTTTGAGTTTGGAATAATACCAGCACCTCTTGCTAAAATGGTGTCTGCCGAAACTTCAAATCCAGCAGCATTCAATAATGCGGAAACCACGGCAGGTTTCAACAAAGGATTGTCTGGTGAAAGACCTGCCGCACCTAGAGATAAAAGTCCAGCTAACCCCTTGATTGGTAATTGTACTCCCGTTCCAGCATTAAGTGCAGCACCACCTGCTGCGAGTGCTCCAAATCCAGTAGCAAATTGACCAGTATTGTTAATTGCGTAACCAGCTGCTCCAGCATTTATGGAGTTCATCGTATCATCACCCCAACTTACCGCATTATTGTCCTGAATTCCAGAAGGAATTGGTAAAACTACAGTTCCTATAAGTTCTTTTAGAGCACTATTTCTTTGTAATCCTTCTTTAAAAATTGACCCAGTATCTATTTGACCATTTTTGGGTAAAAATGTATCTCCAAGAGGTGCTTGGTAGTTATACATTGTAATTTGTAATGTATCTTGTTTCTGGTCTAAAATATCACGAGGATATTTTAAAAGTGCTTTATCACTGAATAATTGTTTTTCATTAGTACTTGAAAAATCTAAATCTGATATTCCTGGTAATCCAGGTCCAAATAAATTTAATAAATCTGTTAATCCTGAAATTGGAGCCCCCGCAATTGGAGCAGTAGTCGTTTGTGGTGTTTTTCCTTGATTTGATGCATCCGCCCAAGGTGGTAATACTTTTTTATTTGCTGTTCCTCCTGATGCATTCCACGAATTACGAACATCATTTTGTATTTTTGTATACAAAGCATCTCTTTGTTGGTTTGTTATACCATCACCATCCAAAAAATCTTGTCTGAATTGCCCATTATAAAATATTGGAGATGTTCCAGTGGCCAAAAACCCAGATTCTATTAATGAAACATTCCCATTTGTTGTATCATATCGAAGTGTAAAATTTTTACCCTTGCTAGTAAAATATGGGTCTGGTTTTATTACTTCATAAGCCATCTATGGTGCGTCCCAAACTTTGGTTTTGAATACTGGTTGACCTCTTTTATCAACAAACTTCTCTGTTGGAAGCAACGAAACTTCTCTCCATTCTGCTTCAGGCACTTTAAAGAATTCAGTCATTACCCCAGAGAAGAGGTATTTGTGTAAAGTTTTCTTGGGTGCATTTACAATTCCTTCTTTATTTAGAAAGGATTGTGCGACACCTCCACGATATTGTGGATTGAGATAATGAAGATTTGCTCCAAGAAACCAACCTTCTGCATAACTAATATCTAAAACATAAGACAAAGGGTGTTGGTCCCAATATTCATATCTCTGTGGATACTTTGCAGAATATAAAAAGAAAACCAAATCTCCTGGTTTTATAAATCCAGTATCTTCTTCATTAATATCTTTCTTTTGTAAATTTCTCAATTCATTCATTAGTGAATTGGTCCACCAATCAATACTACGATATTTGTTTCCTGCTTGTTTTCTAATTTCGTCTGCGATCATTTTACGTTTATCCCCAACTCACGTTCGGTGAACACCTTGAATTCCCAACCTCTATCTTTACAATATTCACGGCAAGCTTCCCATTTTGCTTGATTGATTGCCCACATTTTTACTGAATAAGCCCAAGACTTTGTTCTTCTTTTTGGGTTTGTTTCAGGCATTTTTAAGTCTTTTTGTGGTTTGATTTCAACAACAAGAGTTCGATTATTTCCATCTTTATCTTTATACTTCACAAAAAAGTCAGGAAAGTATCTATGGACCTTATCGTCAATTGGTGAACGGTAGGCGACGCAAAATTCTTCACTTTTCCAAGAATTTACACTTTCAGTCAAATCACAATATTGCATAAACTTCAATTCATAAGAAGACCTATAGACAATATTTGATGGGTTTCCGCCATACTTTTGCGGATTGATGGGTCTATATTTTCCCTGTCTATATTTACTATCTTCGTTACGAGGCATACATAGTATAAACACTTAAAAATATTTATAGATGGCTGCTCCAGGAAGAGGATATCCACAAATAGGACCATTTTACCTTAAGATGACGGAAGGTAGTCCTTCAAATGGGATGCCCTCGGCAAGAGATATTTTTAGTAATTTATCTCTTACTAGTCAGTTTAAAGTATCATTGCATTTAACGAATGTTGATGCTGGTGGAAGTGGATTGATGGATTGGTTGCGTAATTCTAATGTTATTACTGGAAATCAAACAAAAAATTATGTCTATGATTTTTATTGTGCCGAAGCAGTTATTCCTGGAATATCTTTTGATGTGACCGAAGAAATGGGAAGTCGTCAAGGAACGATTGAAAGATTTCCAACAAGAAGACTTTTCCCAGAATTTACAATGAC